CTGTAACAACATTTCCATTTACAGTTAGAACTAATGAAGGCATAGAAGTCGGCAATACACGTACACTTGCACTTGAAGTTGAAGGTACAAATGCAATTATTAGTCAAAACCAAAGTACAGGATTTTTTGATTTAAGAACAAACAACAACGGATCTACAATAACTCCAATCAGAATAAAAAATAATGGAAATGTAGGAATACTCACAGCAGATCCAGTTGAAGCATTAGATATTACTGGTAATATTATTAATACAGGAAATATAACAACTCAAGGCAATTTAACAGTAAGCGGAACTACTACATTTAATGATAATATTAGTTTAATTGGTAGTGCAACTATTAGTGGATCTTTAACTACTGATAATATTTTTGCAGATGAGCCTAATGTAAGTAACATTGGTACAAATGCTGATAGATTTAACAATATTTTTGCTAAAAAGTTTACAGGAAGTTTTGTAGGCGATGTAACCGGCAATGTTACTGGAAGTTCGGGAAGTACAAATAAACTTACTAGTGCTACAACATTTAGCATGACCGGAGAAGTTAGTTCTACTAACAGTATAGCATTTGACGGCCAAACAGGCGGCTTAACTAAACAATTTACTACACAAATCAATCAAACTTTTATTGCAGATAAAACTGCGGTTACAACACCGGACACAGCTGACGAAATTATAATTAATAGACCAGGATCCGGATTAAGAAAAATTACACAGGCTAATCTTGTTTCTACAATTCCTATTATTCCTCTTGGCACACTTGTTCCTTATGCAGGCTTAATTGCTCCTACTGGTTGGTTTATTTGTGACGGTAGTGAAACAAGTTTATTAGACTATATCGATTTAGCAAACGCACTCGGCTATAACCCAAATGATAATAATACATGGTATTGGGGAACATCAAGTAACCCTTCACTGTTCTTTAACATTCCTGATTTAAGAGGAAGATTAGCAACTGGTATTTCCAGCGGATTAACAGGACCAAATAGACTTATAAGCGATCCTGCATTAGGACAAATGGGCGGACTTGGCGGTAGCGAAAGTGCTGTTCTTGATATTAATAATTTGCCAGACCACACTCACAATTTAACAAGCGAGTCAGGCGACACTTATTATGCTGTAAGTAAAGTTGATAATAGTAGTGAAGCAGATGTTGATGCATATACACAGCAAGTTTCGTCAGTAGCAGCTAGTGGGATAACAAAAACCGGCGGTGTTGACAATTCGCCACTAGCTTCAGGTGTTGATATTACTCCGCCTTATGTTGCATTGAATTATATAATTTATCATGGAGTACTTTCGTAATGGCGTATCAATTAAATAAAACAGACGGATCTTTGCTAACTGAAATAGTAGATGGCAAAATTGACGAAAACAGCACAAACTTAATTTTTATTGGTAGAAATTACAAAGGGTTTGGCGAGTTCTTAAATGAAAACTTTATAAAACTACTAGAAACTTTTGCAAATACAGCTCCACCAAGCAAGCCAATTAAAGGACAACTGTGGTTTGATACAAGCGAAAACAGATTAAAAGTTTATGATGGTAGCACGTTTAGAAGTACAGATAACAGTACATATACAGCAGTTCAGCCGTCGAGTTTAGTTGAAGGAGACATTTGGATAGATAGTGCAAATGAGCAGATGTATTTTGCAACATCAACTGGGTTACAACTAGTTGGTCCTACATATTCAGCAAGTCAATTAAAATCAGGACAGTTTATAGAAACAATAAGAGATACAACTGGTACTAACCAAACAATTACTCAAGAATATATCAACGGTAGCTTGGTATTAATACACAGTAAAACTGCATTCACTCCTGCTATTCCAATTAATGGATTTACAAGTATTAAGATTGGAACAAATGTAAGTTCAATATTTAATTTTCAATTTTACGGAACAGCATCAAATAGTTTAAAACTTACAGACGTTGACGGAATAGAGTATACACAAAATGACTTTTTAACAACACAATCGGGTCAAGGACAAGATACTACTAGTGCAGAAATTAATTTTTACAATAATAACGGTATTGTAATTGGACAAAGTCCTTTACTAAGAATTGCAACAGGATCCGATATACTAATTAAAGCAGAAACCGAAGACACTGATATTAAAATTCAAGTACAAACCGATACTGATGCAGATAACGTACCTAATGTTTTAGATGCAATACATATTGATACTTTAAATCAAAGAGTAGGCATATTTAAAACAGATCCTGAATTTAATTTAGATGTTACAGGTGACGCTAGAATTACTGGTAATTTAAGAGTCGAAGGCGATACAACTAACTTAGATGTAAGCAATCTAAGAGTTGAAGATAAATTAATCGAACTTGCAATTACAAGTGATAGTACATTATTAGAAGAAGCGGACGTAGACGGATCTGGTATTGTTATTAGAGTATCAGGTGACGACAAATATTGGACCTGGGAGCTTGATACTAATAGTTGGACAAGTAGTAATAGTATCGATATTCCAAAAAACACTGCTTATAAAATTAATGGCAGAGATATTCTCACAGAAACTTCTTTGTCAAATAGTATTATTAATGCACCAGGTATTACAAATATTGGTGTTCTAAATGATTTAACAGTTGATAATATAGATATCGACGGTAATAGAATTACTAGTAGAATTAGTGGATTACAACTTGAAAGTTCGAGTACTATACAATTAGTAACGCAACAAAAAATTGCAAACGTAGCAGAACCTACAACATCTACTGATGTTGCAACAAAAGGTTATGTTGATAATAAAGTAAATGCATCGCCGTTATTTTTTAGTTTAGTAATAGATGGAATGGGCATAGGTGTAACATTACAGTCAAATGTTGCTACAGTACTAAATGAATTAGCACCAGCAGCTGGATTACCAGCAGGAACAATTGCAAAAATTTATGCTGTTGCAAGTAGTTCTAGTACAGATCCTATTGATGTTAATAGTGCAGTAAACAAAACGTTTACAAACGTTGATAGTAACGGTGTACAAAACCAAAGTGTTGTTGCAGACTTTAGTATTGCAGATGTTTCAACATCGGTTACAACAACTTATACTAGGACTATCATGTCTTATAGTGTAAACAGTAGTAATGTCTGGACATATTCTTCAACAGTAACTTCGGCAGTATAAGCATAAATACAGTGTAGATTAAGGAAATCGTCAATGGCATACATAATTAATAAATTTAACGGCACTCAACTGTTATCAGTTGAAGATGGCACAGTTGATAATACCACAGATATTAAGTTTGTTGGTAAAAATTACAGTGGATACGGAGAAATACAAAATGAAAACTATTTGTTTTTGTTGGAAAATTTTGCTGGTACAGCATCACCAACAAAGGCAATTAGCGGACAGATTTGGTTTGATGCTTCGTTAAACAAACTAAAATTTTATACCGGGTCGCAGTGGAAAAACACAGGCGGCGCCGAAGTAAGTAGTAGCGCACCAACTGGTTTAACAGTTGGCGATTTTTGGTTTAACAATGCCACTAACCAAGTATATGCTAGAACTTCACAAGACGACTTTGTATTAGTAGGCCCGCAAGCAGCTGGCGATGGGCAAACACAGATGCGCAGTATTGATGTTGTTGATACCGGAAACACAAACAAAGCTGTTATTGTTGCACTAGTTAACGACAATGTTCAATTTATAATTAGCGACGAAGAATTTACACTAAAATCTACACAAAACTCAAACGTACCAGTTGGCATTAATAGTTCAAATTTTCCTAAAATTAAAAAGGGTATTACACTAATTAATACCGATGCTGACGGTATCACAGCTAACGCTGGTCAAACAGACGAACCAGTGCTTTGGGCAACATCAAGTGATGCTCTTAGATTAGGAGGAATACCTGCCGCTGATTATTTAACAGTTAATAACACAGAATTTAATCAACTTGTACGTTTTTCAGATCTTGGGTTTAGAGTAGGCGATAGTAACGATTTAGCAGTTAGAATTGTTGACGAAAATGTTGGATACATTGAAAATACCGTTGGCGAAGAAGTACGTATTGGTGCAAAATTAAACACAGATGGTTCTGCAGAAGTAATCGCAAAGTTTATAAACAATAACGAAAGAAAAGGTATATTACCTGGCGAAACAGAAACATATAATTTAGGTATTTCGACCGCAAAATGGGCTAGTGTTCATGCAAACAATTTTAGAGGTACTGCTGATAAGTCAGATACAGTAAAATTAGGTACTAGTTATGTAAGTGCTACGACTGCAAGTACAGCAAATACAGTAGTAGCTAGAGATGCTGATCAAAAAGTTTATGCAGTAGAATTTGTTGGTGTTGCAAGTAGAGCACGTTACGCCGACTTAGCAGAAAAATATACTACAGCAGAAGAATTACCAGCAGGCACAGCAGTAGCAGTAAGCGTCCATGACGGGTTTGAAGTTGCACCAGCAAGTGCAAGCGACTTATGCATCGGCGTAGTATCAACTGATCCTGCATATATGATGAACAGTGAAGCCGAAGGGCAATACATTGGGTTAAAAGGTCGTCTTCCAGTAAGAGTACACGGCCCAGTTAAAAAAGGCCAAGCAGTATACGCATGGAACGACGGAGTTTGCAGAACTATATCTACTACTGCATTAGTAGGAATTGCATTAGAGTCTAATGATAACGAAAAAGAAAAATTAGTAGAATGCGTACTAAAAGTATAAGTATATAAAGAGGACTTGATAATGGCAAACCAGATTATTTCTGCATATAGATATAATGTTCTATTTGAAGCAATTGAAAACATATTAGGAATACCATCAGGCGATACTGGATATAATCAAACAGTTAAAAGTCAAAGACTGCCAAAAACTAGGATTGTATATGCCGAAGATATGAATAAATTGTATGACGATTATGTATCTGTATATGCACATCAGAATGGTAATTTGCCTGCCACTATTAGCAATGTTACTAATCAAAATGAAATAACTGAAAGTTTATATCAAGCATATGAAACATTATATCCTCTTTTATTTGCTAATAGGTTTGATGTAGATGCAGAATATATTGATAACGAACCTGCTGGTATAAATTCTGTACGTGCTAGTACATGGGGAGGTTCTGGAACTCCGCAAAGCATTACACACGAATGGAAAGCAACCTTTAGTAACAATAACAATTTTTTAGGATTCTTTAATGCTGGCGGAAATATAGAACTTTCTTTTACAATGGTCGGAGCCGGTAGCGATGATAAATCCCAAGGCTGGGCAGAAATGATAAACAATATTGGAACTGTAACAATTGATTATACAGGTACACAAGTTACCGGGTCTGGATTAGCACAAAATAATATTGGAATATATGATTTAACAACATCCTATACAAAAATTTATGAAAAGTTAGGTAGTGGAATTTACAGTAATAACGACTTATTTATATATGCTAGAAAAGACAACAACGTAGTATATATTAAAACAGTACTTGATGACGCAAGCATTGGATCAGATCCGCAAAACGCAGGCCCGGTTGACGAAGTTGTAGTTGGAACAATTACTAGTCTTGTAAAACAAAATAGGCCAGTTGGCGTATATGTCGAGTTACCTTCACCGGCTTACCAAAATATTCAAGTCTTCCAATAAATCTCCAGAATAATTTTTTATTTTTTTAGTTGTAAGATCAGTTAAACAGCTACAGTATTCGTATTGACATTTTACAGGCTTGTATGGAATTTCAAAATCTAACGTGTGAATATTGCCTAATACAAAATTAGGAAAACACTGACTACCTATTGTAACATTTCCTTCACGTGTAATATTTAATGTGTCTATTCCTATCCAACATGCCCAATTTTTAAATTTATTATTTTTCTCTAATAATAATTTTTGCAGATCCACTAGGTTATTATTTTCATCAACCATACTACTTCCGTAATGGTCTTTTTTAATACCAGGCAGTTTTTTTAATTTTTTCATTGTATTAATTTGAAAATTTGTGTAAGGCATAGATTCTGGTTTATCCAAGCTAATTCGTAAAGGCTTGTAATCTAATCTAATATGTTTGTCTAAATTTTTTAAACAGTAATCGTATTGTTGCATAGCAGTTTCAAAGTGATTTATATCAATACAAATTTGAAAGTGTATGTCAAAACTTCCTGCACACGCATTAAATTTTTCAACAAGATCTACAATATCTACTTGTGCTACATGTACACTGACAACAACGCTATCTATATTGTTTTGATTTTTTTGCCACCAGCGTTTTGTTTTGTTACCATTTGTTAATAACTGTACTTTGTTGTTTGGATTTGATTTTTTAACATATTTAAAAAATGCAGGAATTTCTCTCCATATAGTAGGCTCTCCTCCAAATAAATTAAAAACTGCAAACTTATCAGTATATGTTTTTGAAATTTTATCTACTAATAGTTTTGCATTTTCTATAGTAGGAAAATCAAACTTTCCGTCGTGTGCAGCAGGTTCGCAATATGCACATGCATAATTGCACCTACTACTCATATCCCAATCTATGTAAACATAATTTCGTTGTTCTGCATAATTAAAACGTTCCATGTAGTATTTAATCGGTTGACAAAACACTGATAAATAAAGTATAGTATTATAATAAACATGGAGATCTCGCATGGCTGTAGGCAGCGCAATATCAGCAACTGACTTTAACAATATTAGAAGTATATTGGAAAATAATTTTGGGCCGGGCAAATATGGGTTTGGAACAGTTAATGATGCAATTCCTAGTGCTGTTGTTGGAGGAAGCGACCCAAATACTAGTGATACAGTGTTATCAGCAGATGTTGAAAAACTGTTTAGTATTGGTCAGTTAATACACTACCATCAAACAGGTGCAGTTAAAACATTAGCAAGTGGCACTACATATTCCGATTTACAAGTTGGCGAAGTAATTGAATGGGCAGACTGGGGAGATGCTGCTAATGTACAAGGTTTATATGATTTAGCAAATACTTGTGCAGGATTTGACAGACGTACAACAGAATTTGGTGGAGATTTTAGTACTGTTGTGAATACACTAGATGAAGTTACTGCTCAATGGAATGTTATATCCGGTAGTGTTGTTTACACATTTCCCTCTGATCAGTCATTTGAAGAATATTTTACAGCTGGCGGCGAACTACGTATTAATGTTGATATTGATGCCATTGGTAGTCCGGGACAGGCTAGTTATGAAAAAAACTTAAACTGGCAAACAATGGCATCAAATATGGGTACAGTAAGACTATATGCTCGTCCTGATACTGCAGGTACTGGTTGGGAATGGGTAGTGGAAAGTTTAAATAGTAGCGGAACAGGCTCGGTTACAGCCATTCCTACTCTTACTACAGGTATAGCTATGACCACTAAGTACACAAAAATTGGTGCAGGAAGCATTTATAATGATAACGAAATTCAAGTACGATTAGCAGTTATTAACGGATTTAGTCGTGTAACTTTACAAGTAAGACTGCTTGATAACGATACAGGCACAGGCAATCCTGCTGACGGTCCTCAAAGTACTCCAATAGATGAACCTGTAACTGCTAATGTAACTATTTCGGGTACTCAGTATTACCCTGATAGTACTATTACACTAAATGATGGTACTACAGATACTGACTTTACATTAGGTGGTAATCTAATGAGACCGGGTGCAAGTGAAAATCAACCTAGTGTAGCATAAATTATTTGACTTTTTTATTAACTGCGTGTATAATAGATATATACTACATGTAGGAGTTAACTATGGACGAGCGTCTAGAAAAAGCATTAGATATTAGTAACTATATGGTTACATTAAACAATCAAACACGTATTTTAAAAGAAAAATATCATGAAAATCTTGTATATTATTTTAACGGCGCAACTTTTACAGTTTCGCGAGAGCTAATTAATTTTATTAAAGGTTTAATTGACAGTGATCAACAGTCAGTAATTATCAGCGACGATAATGATATTCCAATTGAAATTTCAAACATAGAAGAATTTTACAACAGCATACTCGATGTATACTTTACAGCATCAAATGAATATTTTGTAGAATACAGTAAAATAAAAAAGAATAGAAGTGTTAAAGGTATACTAGATTTATGAGCAAAGGCGTATTACTTTTTGCTAAAGACAACAAAGCATTAGATTATATCAAACAAGCTATATTTTGTGCTAAACGGGTAAAAAAACATTTAAATGTTCCTGTTGCCATAGCAACTGACAAGATCAATGACAACAGACTTGATTTTTTTGATCATGTTATTAAATTGGAACCTAGTAATAATGCAAATTCCAGAAAGTTTCGCGATGGTAATATGGCTACAAAATTAGCAAATTTTAACAACTTGGATAGATGCAATGCATATGATTTATCACCGTTTGAAGAAACAATTGTTATGGATACCGATTATGTAATTTGTAACGATCATTTAAAAAGTTGTTTTGATAGCAATCAAGATCTAATGATGTATAGTGATGCAGTTGATTTGTGTCATTGGCGAAATCTTATAGAATTTGATAAAATTAATGATACTGGTATTAACTTTTATTGGGCTACAGTTGTATACTTTAAAAAGTGTAATAAAAATAAAATATTTTTTGATTTAATAAAACATGTAAAAGAAAACTACTCGCACTATACAAGTCTTTATCAAATTGTAAATCCTTTGTATAGAAACGATTTTGCATTTAGTATTGCTGCACATATTTTAAATGGGTTTACCGGAGATTCTCAAATTTCAAATTTGCCTGGTAAAAAATATTTTATTACTGATAGGGATATTTTAGAAAAAATAAACAATGACGAACTTTTGTTTCTTTTAGAAAAAGAGCAGCACTTAGGTGAATATACAGGTGTTAAAACTAAAAATCAAAATGTACATGTTATGAATAAATTTAGTTTGGAAAGAATGATAGATGAATAAAAACTTTACGTTACTTGCCCAAAATAACAACACAGATGATTATGTTTTACAAGCATGTGTTTGTGCAATGAGTATTCATGCTACAAATTCTAATAGTAAAATAGCACTTATAACTAACGATACAGTACCAGAAAAGTATAAACATCTATTTGAATATATTATAGAAATTCCATGGGGCGATCATGCCGAAGACGAAGATTGGAAAATCAGTAATCGTTGGAAATTATATCACGCAACTCCGTTTAACGAAACTGTAGTACTTGATACAGACATGTTAGTTTTGCAAGACTTAACCAAATGGTTTGATTTATTAAAAAATTATGATTTGTTTTACACTAACAATGTTTATACATATAGGGGAGAGTTAGTAACAAACGATTATTATCGAAGAGCGTTTACTACATATAACCTACCAAATTTGTATAGCGGATTTCATTATTTTAAAGAACGTCCGTTAGCTAAAGAATTTTATGCATGGATGGAAATGATAACAAATAATTGGCAACTTTTCTATAAACATCATGCAGGTGGTAAAACCTTTCAAAAAACATGTAGTATGGATTTAACTGCGGCAATTGCAGCTAAAATTATGGATTGTGAACACAATATAACTACAAAACATAATTTTCCTACGTTTACACATATGAAACCAAAAGTCCAACATTGGAATAAGTATAAAGATCAAAGTTGGCAATCTCGTTTAAGCGTTTATCTAAGTGATGATCTAGAATTATTTGTAGGTAACTATAAACAAAGCGGTATATTTCATTATACTGAAAAGGACTTTTTAAGTTCTGATATAATCAAAAAATATGAAAATAAATTAGGAATATAATAATGCCTATTAAAATTAGTTCTAATGCAAAAAAATATATTATGTTTGACAATAATGGTACTATAGTATCTATTAAAAGCCAGCACGATGATAGTTTAAATTTTATTAAAGTAAACATAAATGAAATTGAAGACATTATAAAAGGAATTGTTCCTATTCACGAATATACAGTTGAGTATGATTTGCCAACAAAAGGCTACATGCTTAAACATAATAAAGAATGGGAACAAGCACGTACATCTAAAAGTTTTTTATATAAAATAGAATCTGATGAAGATCCTGATGTTACACTAATACAAAACAATGTTAAAAAGCGCTGGGAATTAAAATTTAATAATGAACTAGAAAGTAATATTCAAGAACACAAAGTAAATTTAACAAATGCAATTAGCGGTTTTAGCATAACAGATAAAGATAATCCTTATAATCTTCATTACATTTTAAATTTTGTAGCTGATAGTAAGAGCAACAATTTTTATGTAGATTACCCAAGTAATTTTAAGTTTGACAAAATGCCTATAAGCGTTTATACTATTAAAAAGTTTGGATCATATTCACACGAGGTAATAAATGACTGATAATATTTTTAGAGTAGTTGATCATGACATAATTTATTTAAGTTATGACGAACCTAATGCAGAACAAAATTATGCAGATTTGCTTACTAAAGTTCCTTGGGCTAAACGTGTGCATGGTGTTAAGGGCAGCGATGCTGCACACAAAGCTGCTGCTAATGCCAGTGAGACCGATCGCTTTATTACTATCGATGGTGATAATAGAATTCGAGAAACATTCTTAAGCCAAGAAGCAGATTTAAGCGAGTATGATTTAACTGATAAAGTTATTAGTTGGACTGCACTAAATCAGATCAACGGTCTAGCATATGGCAATGGCGGTATCAAGTGCTGGCCTAAAGAAAAAGTGTTAAACATGCGTACACATGAAAATGCTGATCCAGACAACCTACATGCGCAAGTAGACTTTTGTTGGGATTTACAATACATTCAAATGAATGGAACATTTAGTGATATCTACAATAATGCAACACCGCAACAAGCGTGGCGTGCTGGATTTCGTGAAGGTGTTAAAATGGCACTAGATCAAGGTATTAGGCCAAACATTGAAGATTTTAAACGTAATCATTGGAAAAACTTGCATAGACTTTGGATCTGGCTAATGGTAGGCGCTGATGCAGAAAATGGTCGTTGGGCTATTTACGGTGCTAGAGAAGGGTTGTATAAAACTATGCTAACCGATTGGGACTTTATCAACGTTCGAGACTTTGAGTGGCTTAATAATTACTGGAACAGCAACGACATGTCAGAATCTGAAATGGATACCGAAAGCGAGGAAATTGGAGATACATTAATGCATGAATTACAAGCGCCTATTTCTGTTGAATGTTTAAATGCAGATCAAAGTAAATTTTTTAAAACAGTGTATCAAAATCCTGTGCGTAATCCTAAGTTTATTGACAAGGAACTTAAATGAGTGAAAGGGATGAAGCAGTCCGTATAACAAAATATACAGACAAAGAAATATCTCCTACTTTTTGTTTTGCAAAATGGTATCACGCAAACATCTATTTTCAAACAGGTGAAACACACAGTTGTTATCATCCGGCTCCTCACAAGATTGACACAGCACCGTTATTAACTAATCCTAGTGCTATACACAATACAGCACAAAAGAAACAAGAACGTGCTGCAATGATGCGTGGAGAACAACCTAAGGGATGCCAGTATTGTTGGAATATTGAAAATATGGGCGAAGATTATATTAGCGATCGTAAAACCCGTAGTAGCAGTATTTACAACGAAGAAAGACTTGATGCAGTTAAAACAGGCGGCGCAGAGTTTAATGTTAATCCAGAATACTTAGAAGTTTCATTTGGTAACGAGTGCAACTTTCGTTGTGGATATTGTCATCCAAAAGCTAGTAGTAGATATTACAACGAAATTAAACAGTACGGTCCTTATACAACTGTACGTAATCATCGTTGCGACATTGATTGGTTTCAGATTTACGAAGAAGACAATAATCCATATTTAGATGCATTTTGGCGTTGGTGGCCAGAACTTAGTAAAGATCTAACAATTTTACGTATTACAGGCGGAGAACCTACTATACAAAAAAGCACATACAAGTTATTTGATTTGCTTGAAAATGATCCTAAGCCAAACTTAGAATTAAATGTAAACAGCAATTTAGGCGGCAAACCTAAACAATTAGAAAAGTTTACTGATTCTGTAAACAGCCTGCTTAGTCAAAACAAAATACGTAGATTTAAATTGTTTACTAGTATTGATACATGGGGCGAAAGAGCCGAGTATATCCGTAATGGATTAGACATTGAAACTTTTGAGCGTAACTTAGATTACTTCATGACTAATACTAATGCACCTGTAACTATTATGATTACATTTAATATTTTCAGTGTAACAACATTTCAAACATTATTAGAAAAAATACTTGAATGGCGCCGTAAATACAACAATGTAGAAACATATAGATGGAATCGATTGAGTTTCGATACTCCTTACTTAAAAGAACCGTTGCAGTATGATATTAACATTTTACCGCAAGAGTATATGAAGTATATGCACAGCCACTTACAGTTTATAAAAGATAATTTAGATGACAAACGTAAAGATGCATTTACAACAATGGAGTACGAACGTTTTAGAAGAGTAGTTGATTATATGGATAGTACAACATATGATCCTGCAAAAGTAATGCAAGGACGTATTGATTTTTGGCGTTTCTTTAACGAACAGGACAAAAGAAGGAATACAAATTTTAAAGAAGCATTTCCGGAAATGGCAAACTTCTTTGAAACTTGTAAAGATACAGATGGATAAAAATCAATTTGACAACTTATTATATTTGCCTCTAGACATTGAAAATCCTCCATTGGATCACATGGATTATTTAAATAGTTTGGATGTTAGTAAAATATATCAAGACGACTATAGGAACTGTTATCATGTTCCTATTATGTATAATCCAACTAAAAAAGACGAATTCCAGTGGATGCCGTGGGCATTCCAAATGCCCAAATTAAAACAATGGTGCGAGGATGTGTTATTTCAAATTACAAAAGAACGTAGTAGGATAATGATTATTACTACTCCTAACGGTACAAAAAATCCTTTGCATATTGATTGTAGTCCAGAAATGTTTGATACTCCTCAGCACAAGTTTAGATATGTTCTACAAGGTAATGTCGACGACTTAGATTTTATTGGTAAAGACACAAGTGTACGTCCTACTACTGTAGACAAACCGTTTATGATGAGCGGTAAATGGCCTCACGAAATGCACAACACCTCGGGTGATACTAAATTTACACTTGCACTAGGCGCACCGTGGGATGGTAATTATAACGATAAAAATTACGTTGGCTTACTAGACAAAAGTTATAAAAAATATAAAGATTATTACTTAGGTGTAAATTTCGACTTACCAGATAACTGGGAAGATCTGTTTGAAGAAAAATACACCTTTAGAGAAAAAGCTCACAAAATGTTTTTAAAACAGAGGTAATATTGCTTCTGCTTCGGGCCAGCGTTCAGTTGCCATTTGTTTATAGTAAGCATCTACATTAAACTTCCAAAACTTTTGAAATTTACCGCGATATTCGATTTCAAATGGGTCGCCTAAAAACCCTAATTTGTTCCAAGCAGGCGCCCATCTTGTGTGAACAGCTCGTTGTTTTCCTACTACACTGTCATTTGTGCTAATGTACATAGGCTTATCTCTTCCTATATATTCTATACAAGCAGGAATTAAAAATTGTCCACCTACATGGTCATGTGGAGTTTTATTTCGTAATTCATTGCGTAGCGTCAAATGTTTTCTAGGTCCTTCGATTAAATGACTTAGAACGCATATTCTAGCACAAATCCTCCAAGCACCGTTGCCTAAAATTCCTAATTCATTTAAACTATGGCTTACAATAGTGCCTACATATCTGTTGTTGTTGCTTAATAACCACATTTTTGTTTCTTCGGATTTGTCAATGTAATCGTGCAGCATATTGATACTGCTATTATTGTAAAATCCTTTTTCTTTTGCTGCTAGAAAAAATTCTGTTAAATCTTGTGATTTGTTGTATATTTCGAGATTCCACGTTGTCATTTGTTTATAGTCCTAAACTGTCTGCTGTATCCGTCATAAACTACCAAAGTCCACCATGGAGAAAACTTTGGGAGTTTTCTTTTTGTTGTAAACTCCCAAGTTTTGCCATCTTTATCTTTCCATACCCAGTGGTGTCCACTCCAGCGTTTACTAGCATATGGAATCATGCGCCCACCTTTGGTAATTTTTTTCCATAAAGCCCAATACCAACAATTGCTATATTTTGTTAGCATCGGAACTGGAAAAATCAGTATCCATAAAAAAATCATCCAGGATGTAACTATATATTTTTTCATACCGGTAGTTTAAAGTCATTTATTTGTAGTGCGTTAACTACTTGTGCAACTCTGTTAGTATACTGTGTTTTATATGGTTCTTGCAAATAAGGCATCCACGGAGATTCTTGCAAGTGTGTATAATCGTATTGATATCTGTAGCACAATCTATTGTCTGTGCTGCCTAATCGCCTATGCTGTGTAATACTGTTGTCAAACAAACACAAATCGCCATCCTGTTTGTACCAATGATCGTATATGTATTTGTCGACTTCTAGTTCTTTTCTAATACGAGCAAGTAGTTTATCACTTTCGTCTTTACTCATACCTTTGATACCGGTTACTGTGTTAAAACTGTAGTGCAATCCTATATGACCGCCTGGGCTTTGTATAACCATTGGAATTTCAGCGTTTGGTTCTGGTGCCATATTTTTATACATAAGAGAGTCTTGCCAGTTTCGTAGTCCAGGATTAATACGTCCCGGAATAAAATTATGTATGAGAATCATTTCGTTTAGTTCGCTACGAAAACTTTCGCTCACACTTTCATAATAATCTACTGTAGTTAAAAATCCTGTAGCACTCGCAGTGGTTCCTTGGTATCCTAAAAGAGCAACTCCTGGCGCAAAAGCAATATTGCCACTTTCGTTACTGTGCCATAGCAGCTCGCCTTCTGCAAACATACCTATTGGATTACCATCTTTATCTTTTTTTCCACTTACACGAAGAATGTTACCAGATTCTTTACTAGTACCTTCGCGCATACGAACATAATTTATAATACTTTGCTTATCTTCGTCAGACCAGTCAGGACTAGCTAACGCAGTTTCGATTTTGCCGTCCCATCCTTTGTATTTTTCAAAATACATGCCTTGGATGGTTAGTCTGTCTCTTCCCCATTTTTTAATCCAGTGGTGATATGTGTTTAGATCTAATTTAGTATCCCTAATGATAGTAACAAGTTCTTTAACATGTAACTTTCCTATCTCTATCCATTCTTCTTCGGTAATATTGTTAAAGTCGATGCCGTCGACAAAAACGCCAAATCTTCCGCATCCTGGTATTTTACTTATTTTCATTTGCATCTCTCCTTTGTTCTATATAACCATGTAAAATAATATTCTAGTTGTTTTTCATTACGTTTGCCGTCTAGACTCTCTAACTGTTGTATATAGTTTTCAGGATGAAAAAAACTATTGATGTTGATACTAATGTCGGTAAAAGGAAAAAATTCTTTAGGTACAAGTTTATTCCATTTTTCCTTATCTGTGTAGTATCTAGTCTGCATTTGTACGCAGTATGTTTCTTTATCAGTTATTTCAGAAATTCCGTAGTATGTTAAAACGTTTTCTAGTATTGTATCTCTGCTATCTAAATTATATGTTAAGCCAATAGTAGTTACATCTGTATCAAAATGTTTTTTAATAATATCTGCTTGGGTACTATCAAAGTTTCCAATCCAAACTTTACGATCACCGGCGTTATCTAAAACTTGTTCAATTTTGTCTAACTTATTTGACCAGTCAATATCTCTAAATGTCATAGGATTGTTATTAGTAAGATCTAACACATACTTTTCGTGATTTTTATGTATTAGGTGGCCATTTGTATTAATTATAGGAGTACATGGTTGCAACCATCTGTCGCTCCAGCCTGCTAGTGTGTTGATAAAAACATCTGCTAATGTGCCATAAGGAACGACACCAAAATATAATTTACTCATGCTTTTACTATAGCATGAAAATTATCCTAAGTCAACCCAAGAACTGCCATTATATCCTTGAAACTTATTTGTACTACTGTTAAAGATAATCATTCCTGCTGTGGCAGTTAGATTATTACGTTCGGTACTACTTATTGGATTTGCTTTGAATCCGTATCCGCCTACAATACCTTCGTGATTTACACTTAGTTTTTTAGGACCTAGTACATCTGGTTGATTTGTACCGTCTGCAACACTAATTCCAAATATTGTTCTGATACTTTGCGATGTATCTGTTACAGTCCATTCTGGATCAACTGCATATCCCCAATGTCCTGCTGTTTTATAATCGCTTCCGTTGTATGCAATAATTGATTTAAAATCTAATATATCACCTGGATTTACTGATGCTCTTCCGTTATCGTCTAATCTATGATAATGCATACGAGATGATGCCTTTGCGCTTGGATGAGGAACAACCACAAAATCGTTAGATTCTCTATAATTAGATGTAATAGTTAAAGTGTCGTTGTTATTGCCAAATACTAAAGTACCGTTGTTGTTACTAGCAATTGAAACAGCACCATCTTCTTGCACATCCAATCCTATCTTTGTGCCATCTTGATTCCAAACTCTACCTTTTAGATTTCCTATTAGATCGCCAGTCACGTTACCTGTTACGTTGCCATATACCTCACCAGTCACGTTACCATTGAGATTACCGGTTACATCTCCAAACACTGTGCCAACTAGATCGCCTGTAAAAACTGCAACATCATCACCAGTGTCTACAACGATTATACCATCGCCATCTAAAACGTTTCCTGTAATATCTCCAGTTACATTACCAGTTACATCTCCAAACACTTCGCCGGTGTGCATTCCAACAGAATCGCCTAATAGACTTCCAATAAGATTACCAGTTGTAATCTCGCCTGCAACTAATGAATTTACTGTTAAATCATTTGATAACACAATATTTTCTGTAGTAATTGTGTTTACTGTAAGAGTTCTATTTGTAGCATCTAGTATTATGTTTTCGTTTTCGTCTAAAACATCTCCGATGATATTACCAGTTACATCTCCAAACACTTCGCCAACTAGATCGCCTGTAACATCTCCAATAAAAACAGCGTCAGTTCCATTAATACCTGGATTTAAAACAATGCTTCCGTTTGATGATAACACATTACCAGCTAGTTCGCCTTCTAATTTACCCAATAGTAAATTGCTAACAGTATCTACTAAAGTAGTGCCATTACTTCCTACAACAGGGCCTCTAATTGCACTGTTCCAACTATCAACCAAAATAGAACTATCGTTTCCTGTAATAGTTAATCTAACTGTATCACCGGGTAAAATATCACTCATTCTTTTCTCCTACACTTTATTTATCAGAAGTTTTCGCATATATTCTGATTTTAAATTTCTCCTTAGATTTACAGCTTCGACTACAACTTTTGGATCATCACTACACATGTGTGCTATTTTTTCTTTTGTGTATCCTAAATTTCGCATTCTATTATAAACAACGAATCCTGTTAAACTAAATTTTTTATGAGAATTTCTTGGATCTTTATAAAAATCGCTAACTAGTTGTTCGGCCTCTTGTGCTGTCATATGGTTAGACGACCATGTCATGCCGTCTAAATAATTTATATCTATATCGTATTTTTTTGAATCATCTAATATCTTTGACGAATTATTATACATCCATCCATCGTCGAGTTTTCTAAATCCGTATTTTATCATATTCTCGTCTGAAATGTTAACAGGCGTAATGCTTCTATTATATTGTTTTACATACAATCTAGTTACTCCTATTGCATGCAACGGAAGGTCCGGTCTATGTAACCACTCAAATGTTTCTTTTACACTTTCTTTGCTTTCGCTAGGTAATCCTACAATAAAGTTACCAGACGTAAAGACATCATCTCCCCATTCGTCCTGCAATCTAAATAATGTTTCTTTAATTAATCCTGGATCTGCACCTTTACCGATTAACGATCCTGCTTTTTTATTAAATGTTTCAATACCAAAATTTGCAGATGATAATCCCATTTCGTATAATAATCTAATCATTTCAGTTTGTGCAGCAATAATATCTACACGTAGATATCCACTAATACTAATTTTAAAAGGCAAACTTGTTATTACATTGTGTAAGTACTGTACTTTTGTTAAAGAATCGTTTATGGTGTCATCAGATACCATATAATCTGTAGTTCCGAAATGTTCGTAGTTATACAATAATTCTTCTCTAAGGGTATATGCATTTTTAGTGTAATCACCAAATTTTTTACCGTTTAAATTATATGCACAAAACGCACATTTAAAAATGCAACCTCTTGCAGTTTCAATTGGTAAATGTTCTCCGGGTGTTAATAAGTCTGATTTATGCCATTTAATTTTGCTATTATTAAAATCTTTGTATTCGTACATCTTATCTGTAATAACATTACTGCCTTCAATTTGCAAAGTGTTAAGTTCAGTTCCGTATTTTAAATGTTTAGATACAGCAATAGCAGCTTCTTCGCCTTGTCCTAAAATCCAATAATCTACCCCAGTAAATTCTTTAACAAGTGCTTTGTATCCACCTACCACAATTTTACATTTAGGATTTATTGTTTTTATTTTGTCTAAAAATCCAGTCATCTGTTTGTCGGTATGCGGAAATAAAGTTACCCAAATTTCGGATAATTGCCCTGGATTGCCCATAGGTGGAGTAAGCCACATTTCAAGTTCTTCTTTGTGAGACAGATGTTGGCTTAGTAATGTACTAGCAAATCCTACCCAAAGTGTTTCTTTTGTAACCTTAGCATCAATCACAGATTCGACTTCGCTGGGACTCATGTCTCCAAAGAATTCGATTACTTGTACAGTAAATCCGTTGTCGCGAAGTTCTGTTGCAATACGATAAGGGCCGGCATATCTTCCAAATCCTAAAGGCCCGTTGCAATCATTAAAAATAATAATTTCTGGCATAAATTTTGTATTTGTCAATTATAGTTGAACACAGGATATTTATCATTAAATAGTTGACAGGAACACAAATATGTGTAATAATTAAACTATGTATGATATTTATTTTATTGGATCAAAAGATCACCCCCAATACCTAAAATTGAAAGAAGAATTTATAACTGCTAAAACAGCAGAATCCGTTGTTTCGGCAAAGTCCCAAGCAAACACAAAGATGTTGTGGATTGTATATCCAGAACTGGAACTTAATAGCGATTGGGACTTTACATATAAATCTAAGCCGGCTGATATGCAGTATACACATGTATTTTTAAATAGTAGCAATTACGATGGTATAGCACTTATGCCAAAAGAAAGTCATCACGGACCAGGAGAACTTGCTGCTAGATTTTATATTAACAAAAAGTTTACAGATATTTGTGCAAGTACACCTTTAAGTGAAACAAGTGATATAGTTTTTATCAGTTATCAAGAGCCCAATGCTGATGAAAATTATCAAAGTTTGTTAAAGAGATTTCCACGAGCTAAACGTGTACACGGAGTAAAAGGAATACACCAGGCACACATCGAAGCTGCAAAACTTTGCACAACTGACAGAGTCTGGATAGTTGACGGTGATGCTGAAATAGTTGATAACTTTAATTTTGACTATGTACCTGAATGGTGGAATAGTAAAGCAGTACACGTTTGGCGCAGTATTAACCCGGTA